CCCAGTAACATCAAGCCGGTATGCCCACAATAGAGCGTACCGGCGTTTCCGAGGGGTTACACATGCAAGCGAAAGACTTACGGCCCGCCAACCAATTCGCGCAGCAATACGGCGTGAAGATGTTGGCCTACGGTCCGCCAGGATCGGGTAAGACACCGCTTATCAATACCGCACCGCGACCGGTACTGTTGTCGCTTGAACCCGGTATGTTGTCCATGCGTGGCAGCAACGTTCCGACGTTCCAGGCGTATACACCCGCACAGATCGCCGAATTCTTTGATTGGGTTTTCCGTTCGCCTGAGGCCGGCAATTTCGATACCATCGGTGTGGACAGCGTTTCGCACATGGCCGAGATTCTGTTAAAGGATGAAATGCCGAAACACAAGAACAAGTTGCAGGCTTATGGCACGATGGCAACCACCGCATACGGCCACCTTGAAGGGTTGTATTACCTTCGCAACAAGCACACGTATTTGATTTCGAAACAGACCCAGGTAGAAGAGGACGGGATTCAAGTCAAGAAGTCCTATTTCCCAGGCCAAGAACTGAACGTAAAGGTTCCGCATCTTTACGACCTCATTTCGCAGATTGCGAAAGTTCAGGTGCCGGGTTTCGCTACACCGCAATTAGCTATAAGATGCGCTCCGACATTCGGCATCCATGCCCGTGATCGAACCGGCAAGCTCGCCGAACTTGAGCCACCAGATTTAACGGCGTTGTTCTTGAAGGCAATGGCGAACTAAATACCGAATCCGGCGCGGTTCATCGTCGGAACTTTTCGAAAAGTGAGAGAAATAACATGGCTGCATTACTCCAAGCGTTTGACGCCCGCAACGTTGACCCGTCCCAGGGCACAGGTGGCATGCCGATTGGCCGTCACCCGGTGATGATCATCAAGTCGGAAGTGAAACCGACCAAGGATGGCAGTTCGGGTTTCGTTGAACTGACCTTGAGCATCATCGACGGTCCGAACAAAGGTCAGACCGGTTCGTACCGCCTGAACCTGTACCACGACAACCCGCAGACTGTCGAAATCGCTCATCGCCAACTGTCCGCACTTTGCCACGTCGTCGGCGTGTTCCAGGTCCAGGATACTTCTCAACTGCACAACATCGCATTCGTGGTCGAAGTGGCGTTGCAGAAAGAGCCGAACCCGCAGAAATACACCCAGGTTACGAAGGTGTTCGACATCAACGGCAACGAACCAGGGCAGGGCGGTGGTGCGCAACAGCAGCAAGGTACGTTCGGCGGTCAACCGCAGCAACAAGCGGCGCAGCAACAGGCACCAGCTCAACAGCAAGCCGCTTTCGGTGGTCAGCAACAAGCACCGGTACAGAACCAGGGCCAGCCGCAGCAACAGTGGGGCGGTCAACAAGCCGCGTCGGGCGTTGCGAACAATGTGCAGATGCCTGATCAGGGCCAGCAGCAGGCACCGCAGCAGCAGCAAGGTGGTTTCGCTCAACAGCAAGCCCCTGCCCAGCAGCAAGCGCCACAACAGCAGGGCGGACAACCTCAGTGGGGCCAGCAAGCGGGCGGCACAGGCCAGCCTGCGTGGGGGCAGCCTCGCTAATTAAGGAGGGTTAATCGCAAGGGGCTTCGGCCCCTTGTCGTTTGAGGGTCGCATAATTCCCTGATAAGGCCGCAAAGATGAGCGAACAACCTACCGTTACACCGAACACACCTTCCGTTCCCCTCGACTTAAACAGCCCCGGCGTGGCCTCAATGGTCGCCAAGCGTATCAGCGCCGACATTGATATGTGGGCACAAAAGACCTATGACACTGGACCACGTTCGCATTTGGGCGGTTCGTTGATCGGTAACGATTGCCTTCAATACCTGTGGTTGCACTTCCGTTGGGTCAAACACGAAAAGTTTCCCGGTCGAATTCTTCGTCTGTTCCAACGCGGGCACCGCGAAGAGGCAACCTTTAACGAATACCTTCGCGGTATCGGTTGCCAAGTTTGGGAGTTCGATGACGCTAACGCATCGGAAGCCGACAAAGGAAAGAAACAGTATCGAATCAGCGGCTCGGGCGGTCACTTTGGCGGATCGCTTGACGGTATCGTAAAGCTTCCACCGCATTATGGGATCGACGAACCAATGCTGTTGGAATACAAAACCAACGGTACAGGGTCGGGCTTTAACAAGCTGGGCGATGTCGGAATGCCTTTAGCAAAGCCGCTTCATTTTGCGCAAACGTCAACGTATGGCGTTGCGTATGGCTTCCGTTACTGTCTGTATCTGAACGTTAACAAGAACGACGACAGCATGCACATTGAGATTGTCAAGCTTAACGAAACGTTAGGCCGTCAACAGTTTGCGAAAGCTGAAAAGGTCATAACGTCGCAGGTTCCGTTAGGAAAGATTTGCGCAAGTCCGACCATGAAACCGTGCAACACCTGTGTGTACAAAGAGGTTTGCCATAATGGCGAGATTCCAGAAAAGAACTGCCGGTCTTGTGTGAATGCTGTTCCTGTAGATAACGCGCAATGGTCTTGCTCTTTGTATAACGTGGTTATTCCTGGCGAAGACGAAATCAAAGCAGCCTGCCCGCAATGGGTTCCGATCATCAACGGTAAGTAACCATGAAATACCGGTGGTATCAGGAAGAGGCGATAGACAGTATCGCCGATTACTTCATACAGGGTAACGAAGGGAACCCGGTTGTCGCATTGCCGACCGGGACCGGTAAGTCTGTTGTAATCGGTGGTTTTCTGCATAAAGTGTTCGATAACTTCCCGTGGCAGCGGGCAATGGTGTTGACTCACGTTAAGGAACTGGTATCGCAGAACGCGGCGAAACTCGAACAGATATGGCCTTCGGCCCCTATCGGTATTTACTCGGCAGGTCTGCGCCAGAAAGACACAGCGCAACCTATTATATTTGGTGGTATCGGATCGGTTGCGAATAACGTAGCCGCATTCGGTCATCGCGATTTGTGCATTGTCGATGAATGCCATTTGATTTCCGGCACCGAAGATTCGATGTACAACAAGACGATTGAGCATTTGAAACTGATCAATCCGTACTTGAAAATCATCGGTTTGAGTGCGACTGCCTATCGTATGAAAATGGGTAAGATCACCGATAACGGAATCTTTACCGACATCTGTTACGACATGACAAACACGGACGGATTCAATCGGTTGTTGGCCGAAGGTTTCCTATGTCCGCCGATTGCAAAGGCAACCGCTACCGAATTCAATCTTGAAAACGTAGGGATGCACGGCGGCGAGTTCGCGCAAGGTCAGCTAGAGCGTGAAGTAGACAAAAGCGAAATCACATACAAGTGCGTTGCGGAAATGGTCGAGAAAGCCCATGACCGAAATTGCTGGTTAGTGTTCGCAACAGGCATATCGCACGCTGAACACGTCGCCGAAATGATTAACAGCTTTGGTGTTAGCGCCCTGGCTGTTCACTCTAAGCTGAAACCCGCAGAACGTGACCGTCGCATTAAAGCGTTCACCACAGGTCAAGTTCGTTGCCTTGTGAATAACGGCGTACTGACTACCGGTTTCGACCATCCGCCGATTGACTTCATCGGTATGATGCGTCCTACGTTGTCGCCTGGACTATGGGTTCAGATGCTCGGTCGTGGCACACGTCCATATAACCCTGACTTCGCCACATGGATTCCAGGTTTCAATTACGTCAAGCTTAACCTGTTGGTTCTGGACTTTGCCGGTAACACCAAACGTCTCGGTCCTATCAATGACCCGGTTATTCCAAAGAAACCCGGCAAAGGTGGCGGTGATGCACCATGTCGAATCTGTCCGAAGTGTGACGCATACAACCACGCGTCGGCTCGCTGGTGTGGCGGCGAACCCTACCCTACACTTAGCGGTTGCGGCGAAGAGTTCGTATTCAAGCCTAAGATATTTGCCGGTGCTTCCGAAGAGTCGTTGTTACGCTCGGACTTCCCCCAGGTCGAATACTTTGATGTATCGAAGGTTATCTACTCGTTACATCAAAAGGAAGGTACGCCGGATATGATGAAGGTTTCTTACTTCTGCGGCGTTCGAATGTTCAAAGAGTTTATATGCCTGGAACATTCCGGGTTCGCTGCAAAGAAAGCCCGAGACTGGTGGCGTTCGCGTACCGGCTATGACGGTGATCAGTTCCCTACGTCGTCACAAGCGGTTGAATGGTCTAGTAACCTTCGCATACCGTCAAAGATTCGCGTATGGGTTAACAAGAAATACCCGGAGATTATGTCGTATGAATACTGAAACTATACATGAACGCAACAGACGTATTCTTGTTGATTACAAGTTGAAAGCCCAGGCCGAACTAATACGCCGTGATGTATGGCAGTGCTGTTTGAACTGTATGAACTGGAACAAGGGTATACAACGATGCGATTACTACGTGGCCGTACCGCCACCGGCCATCATCGTATCGGGCTGTGCAATGCACGAAATGGACGACATACCGTTTTAATGGTATGCTCGGGCGGATAACCAATAGGTGACAACATGGCAAAAGAATCTCAGATAGGCCGCAAGCGCGCAGCGAAGGCGAAAGCTACGTCGGCAGCGTCCGGCCTGATAGAAGCTTTGAAATTCGTCTCATCGGCGCAAAAGAAAGGCGGTCACGTCTATCAGCAACACGTCGTGATCCAGAACAATACGATCAGTGCCTATGACGGTTCGTTGACTATCGGTCAGTACATCGAAGAGGACTTGACAGCATGCCCACAATCAGCGCTGTTAATGGCGGCTCTGTTGAAATGTGGCGAGAAATTGAGCATGGCCCAGGGTGACGCCAACCGGATCACGATCCAGTCCGGTCGGTTCAAGGCCAACGTTCCGTGCGTAGACCTTACGTCGATGCCAGCCACGACGCCAGACCCACCCATCGCCCATATCGACAACCGGATCAAAGACGGTTTTAACGCCGTTATGGCCTTGGCGACCGAAGGCGCAAAGCATGTCATTGAAGCGTCGTTACTGTTGCAGGCTAACTCTGTCGTCGCAACTAACCGTTCCGTGATTATCGAATACTGGCACGGTATTGACCTTCCGCCCGGTCTGGTAATCCCCAAGGCTTCGGCACAGGTTATCGCGAAGTGTGACAAGAACCTGACCGGTTTCGGGTTCTCTCCCTATTCTGCGACGTTCTGGTTCGAAGACAATTCCTTTATCAAGACTCAACTGTTTAGCGAACAGTGGCCGGACATTGGCGCAATCTTGGATAAGGCGACGAACCCTTGGCCGTTACCCGATGGTTTCTTTGACGGCGTAAAGGCCGTATCGTCGTTTACGGATGCAGGTTACGTTTACTTTACCGACGAAGAAATGCGCTCGCATCCTGATGGTGTGGACGGTGCCCGGTATGAAGTCGAAGGGCTAGCGGCTGGATTGGCGTTTAACGGCAAATACCTGCTTATATGCGAGCCGTATATGACATCGGCTGACTTCCTGACACATGGCCGTCAAGTGTTCTTCTTTGGCGACAACGTTCGCGGTGCGATAGCCGGGATATCAAACTAATGTTCTTTGACGATTTGCAGTTAGCGAACAATAAGAAGGTTAAGAAAAAGTTTAAAGGCCCATTCGTGCCTAAACTCTTAACCTATCCTATGATCATGAACCGTCCGTTCGTTGAGTTCACCGACCGTGAACTATGGGAAGAACGAGGCACCACGCTCGCACTGGATATCGAAGTGTATGAGAATTACTTTCTCATCGCATTCAAATCGTTATTGACGCATAAGGTTCTCACGTTCGAACTTAGCCCAGACAAGCCTTTCTTTACCGAAGAGGAAAAGAATAAGCTTAACTGGGTTATTCATTCGTTCCGGCATATCACGTACAACGGTATCAAGTTCGACCGTTACCTGTTGTTCTTGGCGTTGTACGGCGCACCCATGTCGGTCCTCAAGTACGTCTGTAATCGTCTGATTAACGACAACCGCAGGCCGAAGAAAGGCGATGCAGATTACGGCATAGAAGTTAAGCGCAAAGGTTATCGCAAGGCTGACATCGAGAAAGAGTTTAACGTAAGGTTTCCCGAATTTAACCACGTTGACTTAATCGAAGTAGTACCGCTACAAGCGTCTTTGAAAATCTGTGCAGGTCGGTTGCACGCGCCACGTATGCAGGACTTGCCTTACGCACCAGAAACAATACTTACTCGCGAAGAGGCCGTAAACGTTAAGTTCTATTGCGTTAACGACCTGGATAACACGCTGTTACTGTTCAAAGAACTTGAGC